CATCATTTTACAAAACGAATTAAATCCTGTTAGTAGTTTAGACGGTGAACCACTATTTAGAACAAAAGAAGAGGCAGAATTATATGCTGAAATGTTTAAAGGGTGTTCAGGTAGTCATCCACATGCTGTTGATGGTGTAAAGTTGTTTATGCCGTGTGAAGACCATAGTACAGCAACACAACGTGAAGAGTATGCTGAAACAGGTAGAAAAAAAAGAAAGAAAAAATATAAAATGTTAGAATATATTGCTTTTGGTAAACGTAAAGCTATGTTAAAGTATTCTTGGGACGAATGCATGAAGGATCAAATAAAAGAATATGGTAACAAAGAAACAGCTGCAAAAGTCTGTGCTACTATCAAAAACAAAACAGGTGGGTGGAAGAAGAAATAAACAATTTATAAACTTTTATATATATATATGTTATGGGAACTATAGAAAAAATTTTAAATATCTTAAAAATGAAAAACGAACCTAAATCTTATTCAGTAAAAATGTATGCTGAATTAAAATTAGAAGACGGTCGTGTAATTGCTACAGAAGATGAGCAATTTATGATTGGCTCTAAAGTCTTTGCTATTTCTGACGATGGCGAGGCCTCTGCATTAGCTGCAGGAAGTTACACGTTAGACAATGGTAATAAATTAACTATCGGCGATTCATCTGAAATACTTGATTTAGGTGAAGAAAAAGAAGCTGAAGACGTAGAAGCGTCTGAAGAGTTATCTGAAGAAAATACTGAAGAATTATCTGAAGAGAAAAAAGAAGAATTTGACGAGCCTGGTGAAACGCCAGCTGAAAAGGCAGATTGGGCAGAAACTTATGAAAAGTTAAAAGACCGAGTTGCTGAATTAGAAAAAGTCGTATTTGGCGATAAGGCTGCTGAAGAAACTGAAGAACTTTCTGAAGAAACTAAAACAGAGATGTCTAAACAAAATGATTTTCTTGGTGAACTTATGACCGAAATAGAAGATTTAAGAAATAAAGTAGTTGAATTAAGTGGCGAACCTGCAACGGAAGGTATTAAATACAATCCTGAAGGTGAACATTTTAGCTCAACTATGGATTTAAAAAAACTGTCAACTAAAGAGCGGGCAGCATATTACATTAATAATAAATAATAATAAAAATGGCAAATAATAAATATAATTTAAGTAAAGAGTATCAGTTTGATATAACCGTAACTGATAACACCTATGCAGGTAAATTAGCATTGCCTTATGTGACTGCTGCAGTTAAAAGTCCTGACACAGTTGCAAAAGGATATGTTAGAACAATAGACGGTTTAAATTCAAAAGCAGTTATTTCTAATTTAGGAATAAACAATCCTATTGTAGCGGCTGCTTGTGATTTTTCAAGTGGTAACGATACATCATTAACTGAACAGGTTTTAACATTAACTGATTATAAAGTAAATGAAGAAATTTGTAGAGGTACAATTTTTCCAACTTGGATCGGTGAAAATATGGACAGAAACGGTAACCTACCGGGAACATTTGAGGACTTCTTATTATCAACAGTTGCTGCAAAAGCAGGTGAGCAATTAGAAAAAGGTATTTGGATGGGAAAATTAGATGATGCCAACAACTCAGTAGGTTTTGCATCAAATAATGGTGGTTTAGATGCAGCAGGGTTTGCAGCATCAGCTTGTAAAGATTTTACTACAGTTACTTTTGGCGACGCTTTGGCTGCAACTGATATATTAACTGACCTGGCTTCTGTTTATGACGCTGCCGTAGGTATTGGTGGTTTAGTGGGTAAAGCTGGTTTTGGTTTTTATATGAATCACAAAACTTACGCTTTTTTAATACAAGCTTTGGCAAACGCGGGTTCTAATCAAGGTATTAATAGTTTAGGTGTTTCACAATCATTTGAAGGCATTACTTACTTTGGACACCCAATTTATGTTTGCCCTGGAATGTTTGATAATAACGTCGTTGCTACATACAAAGAAAATTTAGTATTTGGAACAAACCTAGCTACTGATTGGACTGAAGCGCGAGTTATACCAACTTATCAATACGATGGTTCTGACAATGTAAGAATCGTTATGAATTTTGCGGTAGGTGTACAAACTGCAGTAGCAACGGACGGTGTATTCGGGTCGTTACTATAAATAGATACTTTAAATGGGTGGTTGAAATATACCACCCTTTTATTAACTTTTAAAACTAAAATAATATGGCTTGTGATTTAACACGAGGAAGATTAATTGACTGTAAAGACCAAATAGGTGGACTTAAAGCTATCTATATCTGTAAGAATTATAATAACAATATATCTGCAGTTGCTACTATTAACACTACTGAAATGACAACGGCTGGTTTTGCTACTTGGTCAGGAGCTTCAGGAAGTGCTACAACTGTTTTTAAATATGACTTAGTACCTAATTTGTCTAGTATGACTGTTAATATAAATTCAGACAACGCCAATGGAACTACATTTTTTAATCAAACATTATCTGTAACACTACAAAAAATTGACCACGACACAACAAATGAGTTGAGGTTAATGGCATACAGTAGAGCACAGATATTTGTTCAAGATTCTAACGACAATGTATTTTTATTAGGTATTGACAATGGATGTCACGTTACTGGAGGTACTGTAATAACAGGAACTGCTAAAGGTGATTTAACTGGTTATACTATTGAATGGGGTGCAGAAGAAAAAAATGCTTTAATTCAAATCCCAAAAAGTAGTGGCCCTGCTACTGCCGACTACCCATTTGATGGGTTAGGTGATGCAGATGCAGCATTAACAATTACACCAGGAACTTAATCGTTACTCAACAATTAGAAAAAGGGGACTTTGTGTCCCTTTTTTTGTTTAAAGAAAAACAATTACTTAACTTTTATATTTATAATAAAATACTATGGCTTGGAAATTAAAAAAAGAGTGGAAAGGTAAAAGTATAGACAGCTTAAATATACCTTTAGACGAACTAACACAAACCCAAATAGAAAAATTAAACGAAAGTGTACGATCTGCTTTATTTGTAAAAGAAGAACCTAAAAAGAAGAAAAGTTATAAATGATACAAGCAACATTAACATCAGGTAGTTTAATAGAAAATCATATCTATTTAAGGTTAGATGATGTTTCTACTGTTGATGTTGATGGCTCTATAAGACCATTAATATCTATTAAAAGCCAACAAACGCAAAAGGTATTGAATTTTATGCCTTCAGGTGTGACAGATTCAACAGCAGAAAGATATAATAAACTTACATATAAAATTGGTGCAGATACTCCAGTTGGCGGTTTAATAGCGCTTGGAACAACTGATTATCCTTTAGGGTTTTATGATGTTACAATATATCAAAATAATAACAACGCAAATTTAGACCCTGCTAATGCGGTTAAGGTGTTATATGTAGGTTTAATGAATTTAATATCTTCAACTGCAACAACTGACTATAGTGAATATACAACAAACGATTCAGACACAGAAAGCGTTTATATAACAATATAATTATGAATTTAGACTTAGTAAAATTATCTCATTATAATATACCACATTTAGTTGAAAGAAGTAATCAAGATTGGATCAGTTTCGGTGAGGATAATTTATATCCTAATTACTTATTAGAATTATTTTTAGGTAGTGCTATAAATGGGGCTTTAATTAAGTCTATTGGAGCAATGATTTATGGCGAAGGATTAGCTGCAACAAATGCAGATGAAAACACAGACACAAAAGAATCTTATTTAAGATTAACAGAACTTTTACACAATTCAGACGATGACGTTTTAAAGGACTTGGCAATGGATTTAAAACTTTTTGGCGGGTGTTATGTAAATGTTATATGGTCAAGAGATAGAAGTAAAATTTCTAAAATTAACCATATACCTGCACAATATATTAGAAGTGGTAAAATGGTTGACGGTGAAATAGATACTTATTACTACAGTGCAGACTGGTCTAAACATAAAAAATCAGAGTACAAACCCCGTCCTTACAGGGCGTTTTCCGTAGAAGATAGAAGTAGCGCAAGTCAAATTTTAATGATTCGCGATAAAAACCCTGCTTTATTCTACGGTTTCGCGCCTGATTATGTGGCCGCTACGGATTGGATACAGATGGAGCTAGAGATAGCACAATTTCATTTAT